TCAACATAATAGTTCCAGGTAGCTGGTTACCCATGCATGAGAATCTTCAAGAGGGTCCCGAGAGCTTCTGAAGCGCACGATGCAAATTTCCATAAGGAGCCACAGCAGCTTGGTAGGATATGTAGCCGTTCTCGAACGTGAGGTTGCCTCCTCCGTGATTATACAAATCAGTGATGAGTCGGAGGATTTCACGTGAGTGTGTGACAGACAGCTTCATGCGAAGGTCGTCTGGTGCGGCAAACACATAGCTGGGCTGTGCGGGTTTGTTGGGATGAACCCGACTTTGCATATTGTTGTGTTGAACATTATTCGTGCGACGTCGCGGTCTGCGACTGGTGGAGCTCTGAGGTTTCCGGGACTGTCTATTTTGTTTTCCAGCCATACCTCCGAAGGGTTACCAAGCCCTTCCTGGCTGCTACCCTGCCATTCAGTACCATCCTCTTCACGTCAGGGACCAAGCTTCCTTGTGCTAGGGTGAAGCCCTGACGGCGACTAACCACAGCCGTTGTGGTGGCTGGGATCGCATGCGTGCCTGATGTTGACTCTACGAATGACGAGGGTGCTGTCGTGTACCGAGGTCCTAAGCGGCACAGACGACAGCGAATGATTAGCCATGTGATTAGTTTCCAGAGTAGCGTGAGAATGGACACTGCAATGGTGAATACTGTGGCTAGTGAGTGCTCATTGAAAGCTGTAGCGGCATAAGCTAAGCAAGAGATGGCTATGAAGGTCATGAGACCGCGGAGAGCGGGTCGAAATAGCCTGAGCATAGTGATTATAATTGGAGCAAGAGTGAATGCGAGGGTAGTGTACCCTGGGTCAGTGCAAATTTTACTTACCATCCCCACTCCTCGACGTGAGTTGCCTTGATGCCGTGTGCGAGACGACCGCCGAGGATGACTTTCCCAACTTTTACTTCCTGGTTGTTTAGAACTGTCTTGCCGTTCCTCTCGATCAGACAATCGTCGTGGTTGACGAAAAGCCTTCCTGATTGATCGATGATGAAGTTGGTATGCCGAGTCCAGGCGTACCTGAGTGCCAAACAATTGATAATTACCCTTTTGAGGAACACAACCAAAAAGATTAACGCCAAAGGGGCGTAGATTATGACTGCTGGGGAGGCATAATGTGCTGCTGTTAGACCGAGACCTAACCAGAACAGGAAATCTAGGAAGGCTGCGGTTGTTGCTGCATAAAAGCTTAAGAAATATGTAGCTAATGGGACAGCTAGGTAGGTTTCAAGTGCAAGGCGGGTGTGGTTGATATTTACACCGGTATAGTTGTGAATCAAACAAGTCACAGGGAAGCTGTCAGTCTTGTTTCTAGTTTCATTATTTGCACCTGTATGATTACAAGTGGACAGATCTTGAAACCAGTGGGTGTTGTTTTGGATTGAGAGGGCACCACAAATGGAAATATTTACAACATAGCTGTCAGATATGAGTGTCTTCTGAAGTGCTTGTATGAATCCGGAGGGATTGCTGAAAAGCGAGACGTTTGAAGCGGCACTGGTAGAGCACCGCACTTGCAGCATAAACAAGACACAAAATAGCAAAGATGCAGACAACATGGTAAAGCCAGAGGTCCACTAGCAGGCCTATTTCAGTAAACATAATTAAAAGTAAAAATGCCCGCTAGTGTGATAGCCGTGTAGAGCGCGGCGGCCCACTCAATTGCCGCCAGTGGTGCATGGGGCTCTACACTAAGAGTAGTGTTATGGCAAAAAGCTATCACAGTGTGATTTTGATGATCGCACTCCACCGCACGTTTATTATCGTCTTTACAGAAGAAGGTGCCGTTGGTGGAAAGTGCCTCAGTGATGCACTCGAGCAAATGCAAAACTGAGAAGGCGTTAGTTGAAAAGCGAGCAGTCTCAGAGAATTTAGAAACACCTGCGTGAATTTGGGTTGCACACCCCCCTGAGAAAACAGATTCATTTCTTGTAAAGCTCAATCCCGTTTTATTGTGTATGGGCTCTGCGCTGCAAGGCACACAGACATGATGCCAGCTAGGAGTGCTCCTCCCGCTAGTATTACTAGGTGTGGTAGTGCCTGCTGCACCACAGGCAATGACCGTGGTGCATGCGAGGAGCAGCAGTACCTGGTTCCTTCCCATGAGCAGTTTTGGTGTATGTGGGAGAGCAATGAAAGGCCTAATACGACCGCACCCACGGGTGCAGCGGTTGCATATGTTAGGTTGAGGGGTGTGTACTGGCCAACAAACTCATCGTGGGTGAATGAGTGACAGTCAGCCAATGATTTATAACCAGCTATGATATTGCCTTGCATGTGGCAGGTGGTGTAATTTAGAAACACTTGAACAACAATGTCAGGATTAGGGAACTCAAAACAATAGCTGTACACACAACACAAAAGTGCAGAGAGTGAGAGTAGTGAAAAGACTGCGTGGTGTCCCATTGAGTGGTTATATTTAGGTATGCGTGGCAAGCTGTGCGGATGAACTGATGGCACACGACGCTTGCGTACGCTCTAACGCCAATTGGTTCTTTCAATGCAGCTTCTTTAACGAGTGTTAGCGGTAAACGCACACACTGCTCGCTGTAGGTGTACATTGCACGGATGCCTTTCACCTGTAGATTTGCCGTGCCCAACATTCTAGCATGGTTGATGTGGAACCATTGCTCGACGGCGGATTGTGCCGTCACGCCCAAGCTATGGGAGGGCAGAATATTTGGTTGACACAGGTGAGAAATGCGAGCGCAAGCTGCTTTTGCTGTCAGGTGAGATAGTTCTCGGGACACATTTGAAAAGGCCTCGTAGTGCGAAGCCGAGGATGCGGCCGATGAGCAGAGCAAGGATAATGATAGCCATATAGATAAGAAGGTCAAAGATAGACACAAGGAGCTCATGGATGGCATGATTGAAGGCCGCAGTAATGCTAGCAAGGATATTACCCATAGAAAGCTCGGAGGACAGCAATGAAAGAACAGGTGATTGTCGCCCAGCGGATAGCACCGGGCGAAATGAACCAAGGTGTCACAATGTTAGTGAAGTAGTGAGTATTGGTTAAGTTGGCACATAGTTGGAGTGTTTGGTTAGCCATAGTGAATTTGTGCGAGACGTTGGCCTGTTTGAACTCAAGCGCCTTGATGAGGCAGCGAGTGAATGACAACAGCGTGAAGGCGTCGTCAAGACCATCTAGATGACCGGAAGTCACTTCTTGTGCAGAGAGCAACTCACCGACCAATTTAGAGTCGTCGCAGGTCTCACCGTAACCTAAGATCTGAGCAAAGCTTGGAGGGGTGTACCCACTTGCGCCCTGTCGTTTGGGTGAGGGCGTCTGTCTGTGCTCGGTGTGGAACACAGTGAAATTATGGGCGGTACAGACTATGCAAATGCTATGCTCAGCACCAGAAGCGATAAGACAAAGGGCCGAAACAACTCCAAGATATAAAGGTCCCATGTAGAAGAGTTAAAGAAGTAGTAGCTGCCAAGTGTAGCATTAGCAAGCACAATGGTCCCGTTGACACAGAAGGTGTAGTTGGTGGCATTAGTGGTTACATTGAAGGAACGGGACCCATTGGGAGATAAATCAAAGGACTCAGGGTCATAAAGGAGCACGGCAGTGAGAAGTGCAGCTACGTGAGCATGGGATTGATCAAGACTGTTATTGAGGTGGAAATCGGCGGTGATGTTGTGAGGATATTGCACAAGATTCTTGTCTACCGCCAGACCAGAGCCAGAAGAGACGCTGGAGCAGCCGCCCTTGGAACTGGTGATGAAACCAGCTGAGAGATGGCCGCCAGGGTCAGTCTTGCAAGCTAGTGCCTCGAAGTGCAGATGGACCGAAAAGTTAGCTCTGGGAAAGCTAAAGCACGTAGGGCGGGATACTTGATCAGAAGTACTAGAGTTAGTGTAATTGGAGTCACACAGACACTGAAAGTAGATGCATGATAAACACGCATATAGAAGCCAACTTGATACCATGGCATAGAGTGAGGTTGAATTGCGATCTCTACCCTATCTCCAGTGATGTTGAAAGTCTCATGTTGTTGCGTCAGGTGGAGGTGAGTCAGCACGGATGCTGCTTTGATGCAGACCTCGTGCTCCATGAGTCCATAAAATTTAAAAGCATCACTGAAGAGGGGAGTCACATCGCGTGCTGGGGTTTCAAGGAGGATTGAGCCATTTCTGGCACACTCGCGAGTGCGGTACCAGTGAGGGTATATGTTTGACCCGTCCTTTTCATACACTGTGAGATCAATGTTACCGTATACCCGCCTGAGCCAGTCTAGGTATACCTGGTGGAACCTTTGAGATTGTATTAGGCCAAATGGGTGAGCTAGCCAAGGGGCCAGCTTTCTTTCACAGTGTGTGATGGCATCCTTGAAGTAGCGATGGAGAGTCCTGGTGTCACCTCTAAGCCATGTGTATGTAGGGTTAAGCTGAAGGAAATTGTCTCCAGAAACTAGTTGCAGTTGCGGGGGCAGACCTGGGCAGAATAGCAGGAGAATTGCCATGGACAGTAACATGTTGGAGAGTTAAGCCTGATGTTTGATTTACCTTTCAGCCTAAATTTGGAGCACACGTTGAAAACTTGAGCAACCTCTGGTGGGTAGTTGCCAGTGGGTTTGTAATCTGGGTCCTTCAGATAAGCAAACACATGTGTGCCTTGTTGACCAAGAATGGTGTCCCTAAAGTAAACTGCTGCGGCAACGGGGCGGTACCCGTCACCCATGTCAAATGGATCAGTACACGAGATTACCAGGTCGGCATTAGCACTCCAAGGGGTAATCGCAACCAAGGCCCTATCGGACTCGTTCACAGTTAGCTGTCTGTTAGCGAGGACAGGCATCAGCTCGGGAGCGATGTAAACCGGGGTGTTTTGCGCGACGCTAAGGAATTCATTCGCGTACTGGATCAGGGCATCATAGCAGCTGCTCTCTTGGAAGTACATTGTCGCGTCCTTCCACACCATTAGCCGGACCGCGCGGCAGTCAACATTCACTTGATAACATTTGGAAGCAGTGGGAGGGTTGGTGTATGGCTCTAGGAGCGGTAAATAGACATCCGTCAGTGTGCAGAGTGCCTTTTTCGCTCGACCAGGCGCGGATACACCGATCTTTACCACGTCGCCAGTTGGAATCTCCGGCGGAAGGTACATTGATGTAATGTGATGACAACCTCCGACTGTGGAACCCTTTACATCTCCAATGAAGGCGTGTGCGTGTCTCAGCGCGAAGTCACGTTCTTCCTTGCCGAGGTAGTTGCGGCAGTTCAGGTTGATGCGACCCGTGGAGAAGAGGGAAGGTTCAATTTCAACAGGCTTATTCTCAACGTATCTGGTGAGGTAGTAAGAGACAACTTTGGGAGAACCGAGGAAAAGGCTGTCGCCGACGTAGTAGCCAGCGCACTCGGCAGGAGCAGACTTGGAGCACAGAGACGTGAGACTGACGACTAGCCGGTTAGGCCAATCAGGATTATTCTTGTTAGTGATGATAGGCCAGTGTGGACAAAGTTTCTCCGGAATAGGAAAGAAATGTGAGAGATCAGGAGAATAATAATAGCCTAGATTTCTACCAACCTGGGGAAGTGGACTTATTGAGCCAGATTCATAGTCGACAACCAAAGAGGAAGCTTCTAAAACTTGCTTCTCCTCAGCAGTGCGTGGTCGTGCAGTTACACACATGCCGGGAAACATTTCTGCCGGGTGGGTGTTGTTACCCATGATCACCTTGGCTTGGCCGTCGACAACAACTGCATGTGGACGTTTTGGATTCTGGGTTGGTATGAGCTTGTAGAATTGTTCTAGCTGATGATGGGGGTCATAAATGTACAGCGAGCGCCGAGCTCGTGTGATCGCCACAAGCGCGCGAGGGCGCGTCAATGACTTTGGTGTGGGCAAGTACAGTGTGACCACGTCCTTGGTTACGCCTTGAGCAGAGTCAATGGTGATTGCGTTCCCCACTCGGTCTTTGTGGTAAGGCGTGAGGACAAGCCCCCGAGGTTGAAATTGCTTCTGGATGATAACCTCGGTATCCCAATCAGCAGCTGAGATCAAGGGGTGCTCATAGTCGCCCTTGATGACATCACAAATGTTTTGAGAGAAGCGGTAAATGGTGGTTAGCTGCTGCCGCTTCATGAGGTCAAATAGGTAAACAATGGAATCAAATTTGACAGGTGGAAGTTGTTGAGGGTCACCTACACATGTTAGTGGAGTCTTGGACATAAGCTTTAAGAAGTCCAGTGGGTTAGCATAACAAGCTTCATCAAGGAAATGCTTGACGCCAGGATGGTAGCCGGCGGCAAGAAGTACCAAGACAGGGCCATGATCTGATGGGGTCCCATAATCATAGGGGTCAGCATTAGCAGGGATCACAAACCGGCACGCAGGAAGCGCTTTAGAGAGGCCTTGTAGTGTAGCATGAGTTGGACAGTAGATGACATCTTCCGGACCGACGTTCTTTGCTATGTAGGTAGTTTTGCCAGCACCGGGCGGGCCGACAATGAATGTTGATCTAGTGGCATTGAGTTCAGCTTTCTTGATGTTGATACCTACACAGGAACCACTGAGCCTTTTCATGATGTAACGACCGTCGGGAAAATCTAGGATGCACCCTTCGCGCTGTTTCTTGATCATGTAGTGGTGTTTATGGTAGACGTACCTGCCGGGCTGACAGTCGGCAACTCCATTCACCACGTTCACGACGACAGTGACAGGCGGCTCATAGGGGCATTCCTCCAGCAGCTTATCAAAGTTTGTGTCGCGAGATCTGACGGGGATCTCGCACATGCTACAAAGATTCTCTCCAACACGGTGGGAACAGAATGGAGAGGGGACTGGACAGTGAGCGTGACAATGTGCACAGAAAGGGCAAAGCGCAAGCCCACAGGAGGCGACTGTCTCGGCTTTTACGCCGCAGACGCCACACTCCAAACATGCCTTCTCAGGTACGTAACCTGAAACCCTGGTGAAGAAGTCTCTATAGTAGGCAACGCCGGGGATGGCAAATCCCGATTGCTTGGCGGCCTCGGCCATTCCTAGTACCAGTTCTGTAAACCACTCCTCATCAAAGATGGCCATTGCTGATGCATCACTGAGAATAGAGACTACAGCTTCGAAGTATGCCTTGGGGTTGTTGGCGTGCATGTGGTAACCAAGCGCAGCAAGCACTCGCTCTCGCTGGGAGATGAGATAGTGATTGCGGAGCTTACACCCAAGGAAACCAGGGTCACTGGTGATGACAGTCTTTGCAGGGTCTACTTTGAAACCGAGCGCGAGCTCAAGGTGTTGCACCCAATATCTGAAATTGGGCAGTTCCTCAGCCTCGTTGAGGAGGACTAAATCATCTGAGTAGACAATGAAATCTTGCACCTTAAGGAGGTCATGCATAGTGAGTTTGCCATCCAAGAATTTCAGGGCAAGAGGATGACCCTGGCGGAAGGCAGAAAGAATCATATGCTGAGTGTAGAGGACCAGACTGTAGATGGTGTTAGCAATGGAGGTACATGGATCACCAGAAGAAAGACCACCGCGCTTTGTGCAGCCGGTGGTTTGGGTCACAAGCAGGTCATGGCAGCAATTGAGGACATACAGAGGTATGCAGTCAGGGCGCCTAGCGAGCTCAAAGAGGAGATTTGTAGAGAAGAACCTGACTATAGCTGGGGTGGATCGATCGCATGAAGCGAGATCAGTCTCAAGACAGGGGCCTTTAATTTCCCGATCCAATGGGGCAAATTTAGATTTTCCTAGGCAGATGGGCCCTTTTCCAGCAAGTTGAAAACCCTTGGTCACTCCTGACAACACTGATCTCAGGCCAAGGGCCACGAGGCCGTTGGTACCTAAGATGGTCCGGGTCTTTGGTTTGCTGCAGTACTGTTTCTTGAGCGTGACGGGGGTGACAGCTTGCCAACGCTCTTCAATCATCCTATCCACCAACCGATCTATACCCGGAATTGACTGGTACAAATGGGTGTTGAAAATGGTCCCATTAACACCTGCATGTGAATCATTGGATGGAATGGTGCTGGGTGGATAGATGGATGGGGAGTAACCAACAGTTTCAATGAGATAATCCCTAACGATGTGAAACACAGCGGGGAGGATGAATCCTTGAGTGGACAGATCAAACTTTGCAAGGTCTGCAAGAGCGGCACTTTCGGTGCCGTGACATGTGTAGTATGTGGGCATATCAGGTCTGCTGTCAAGGTAATTCAACACAGCCTCAGGGATTGTGGGGATGTAGACTTCAAGTCCTGGCGGGGTTGTCGTTCCGACCAGGGTTCCATCACTGAAGACCGGCGTACCCTTGTTGTTCACGGTAGCCGTAAGGAGCCAAGGTTCACCGTCAGCCGCGATTTTGGCTGAGATATCTCCGAAGCGCGTGTTCTTGAGAACCCCTTTCTCGCGATAGGGGTCGCCGCGCACGGGATGCAACTTGTAAGGCAAGCAATTCGGGGCATCGCCTCTCCTGATTGCACAAGCGTTCAAAATCTGCTCGGTGAGGAACAGTTCGCGTTTGGACGCGGGCGCTTCAAAGTCCCAGAGAGTCCCATCGATACCTGTGTCGCCAGGGCCGTGCAGGATTGGCATCCGTTCGGCATCGAGGCCCTTGGTGATCACGTCAACGAGACTGGGTGGGTGCTTTCGAAGGAGAACGTGGTGCGAGTCAGCGAGATCGGCGACAACAATTGAACCGTGCACGTCCAGCCGGAGCGTGCGCTGTGCCTCAGCCGAGGTCACTACTTTAAAGTCAACTGGCCCGAATGCACGCGTGTTCTGGTGGTGATCAATAAACTTGGCGTAGTCCAGTGTGATTGCTAGTCCACTTCTGTCGTCACTGGTGCCGCCAGAAGTGGTTAGCAGTTTAAAGCCTCATCCTTAGTAAGCCCTTGGAGTCTGGTGATAAGGGCTTGCAGCTTGGCAATGTCTTTCTCAGACAAGGAGCAGTCAAGGCAAAGAGCTTTTATTGCCTCCTCCTTCCCTACGGAAGTGGCTCCTTCTTCAACATAGTAGGTGTCACCAGTCACTTTATCCCACATCTTCTTGTACTTCTTGCCACCAACTGTGACATCGCCTACGACTTCAGATTCGGCTAAACGGGTCTCCCGGTCGCGCCTCTCGCCTGCGGACTTGGTAGCATCACACTCGAGTGTGGTGACAAGCGGAGCGTCGTGGAGTCGTTTGCCGTTCTGGAGGAGGTACTTGCCATCAGTGGTGACACTAGACTCAGCAGCCCCAATGATCTTACAAAGGGTGCATTTGGTGCCAGCAACCATGGACGTTTGGATGGGAGAAGCCAGGTAAATACGACCTCCGACATAAGTTTCGAAGATGTCGGTACCGGCAAGTCCAAGGTGCACAACCACATCTCCAGGGTTCAATTTGATGGACTGTCCAGTCAAGAAAGCGTCAAGCCGGGCGAGCGCAGCGTTGCCTGCGGCGAGCTCTGAGACTGTGGACAGGGCCGTCCTCAAGTTCTTCATGTCAGCAGACTTGATGTACTGATCCAGAGTGGAGGAAAGGTTGGTAGCGCATGTGAAAATCTTGGCAGGCACGCATGCCTGTAAGAAACTGAGCTCTTCAGTAGTGAAGGTTTTGGCGAGGGCAGCGGTGAGTCCTTCAACACCGATCTTGGCGCCTACTCCGTCACGGAGGCCCTCGTTCACATAGCGCATGAAGAAAGCAGGGTCAAAGTGTCCATTGCAAGAGATCAAGTTCCCGAGACCGGGGTAGCCAGAGATTTCAAGCAGAATTGAAAGAAGTATCACGCCCAGACCACAGCAGAAGGTCACAAAGGGATCAGTATTGTAGGGCACGATGTAGAAAGAGGACACGTCAAGTGCAACGCGGATGTCATTGGTGAGAAGGGCATCAGCACAAACAGTAACACAACCAACAAAGATGTGGACAAAGAGGGCACTGACATTCCGGTTGAGAGCAGCTGTAAGAAGCCTGATAAACAGAATTCGGGGCGCCAGAGGCGTGAAGCATGCCAAACAGAACAAGACGAGGTTGTAACAGCCGCGAACGATGCACTTGGGGAGCAGTTCATTAAGAACGAAGAAAAGAACCACAAAAGGAAGGTGGCGAGGTGTGGTGAGAAGCTGCCATAAGACAACTGCAGTGACCAGGAGCTGAATGGTGTTCATGCCGCCCTGCAAGCGGATGCTATTCCTGAGAATATCGGCCAAAGGCTGTGGGATCAAATTGACGTCGCAGATGACGTTCTTGGGCACCTGCTCCACAGGAACGAGGTCGCCTTCGTAATGTTTCGCCAACAAAGACAGCTTGAGAGCGCCGACGATGGTGTCGCCGGTGGGTGTCGTGTAGGCGCCACATCCGTTAGCGTCCGATCCTGTGTGGATCCCGAGCAATTGGCCAGAAGCATTGATGATTGCAGATCCTGAGTCACCTGGTCCAGTGAAGACTACTGCTCCCTCGGCGGAGAGATAACCCACATCAATACCGCCAGCGCACAACCAGTACGCTCTTCCCTCGTATTTGGTGGCGGTTATGTACTGCGGGAAGTCACCTGGGAAGGGGTTCTCAACTTCACCGATAGCAAAATCACCCTTGGTGTTGAATTTCACACTCTTAGTGAGTCCGCTGTGGCTGATAAATGCGGACTTGTCTTCGGACAGAACATGAGTGGCGGTGACCACCACTTGCTTGCCTTCACGGTTGAGGATCGCCCCAGTGCCTGTGCTGGAGCCGGTTACGCCGCAGGTGGAAAAGTGTGGTTTTCCAGTCCTCAAGGCACCCTCTACCATGACTCCAAAGTTGGAGGGTATAAACCATGCAGGCTTACCAGTGAGCGCAGCCTGTCGTACTGCGGCAAGGTAGGTTCCGTCCTTGGCATTGGCGACCGCAATCGCCTGACGAGGGTTGCTGGTGTGAGCGTGAATGTCATAGGGGGTGATCAATCCTCCAAAACCTGTGTATCTTCCAGTGAAGTAACAGCAGCCTAGAATGATAAGTCCAGCACAAGCAGCTGTGGGGTCTAAAGGTGCGATCAGAGCAAGTCCGATGCCGAGATTCTTGAAGCTGATGAAAGCAGAAGAAGCAACCAATAGAACAATACGGAAGACTGTGCAGTAAGGGTTGACGGGTAAGAGCAACAAAGTCGAGATGACAACACCGTCAAGGGGGACACAGGTCACAAAGAACACTACGGCAATGAGAGCACTAAGGAGGAAGCCATTAATAGAAAGCCTAGGCAGAGTAAATAAGGAGTGGCGAGAGATGCCACTGTCAGACATACACATACCATGGTGACACACACCCTGATTAGCAGTGACAGGGTGGACATAGGAGCCACGACAGAAAGGGTTAGGGGTTCCATAGCCACAAGGTGAGGGGGCTTGAAGGTAGTTACCGAGTATGCACCAGAAGGCAATCCAGGCTACAATGGCGATGTAGTCGAGGTGGCTGCCGCCGCTGACGGCGTTCTGAGCTGGTGGTCTGACAACGCCCATGCACTTGAAAAAGTCTCCTTCGCCGATGACAAGGTGGCTGAGGTCCAATCCAAGGTCCTTGAAGAGTGAGTAGGTCTCTGCATCCACAGCGACAATGCGTCGCGAATTGACGTCGTAGGGGAAGAATGGGTTCTTGCAAGGGAGCTTGTCAACACGCTCGACCGTGTGCGGAGAACGCGCCATGACTCCCCTAGCGTTCAGGACGTGGATGGCCTTGACTGCCTCGGCGGGTGTGGTTGGAAATGGTACAACAGTGCGGGGTGAAAGTTTCTTCATGTCCAATTTGCTGTAAGAGATGGGCTTAGCTCCTTCTGTCACACATGGGAGGGAACCTCGGTAACAACCCTTATACCCTGTTGCCATGCGGATGATGTCGACTGGCGGGCTGGAGAAGTTGTCACAAATATCCAGAAGCGTAGAATTCGATACACGAGAGATTGGAACAGTCCGAAGCGGGATCTCGCCAGGTGCGCATCGAATGCAGGGTGCAAAGCACCGCCAGCAATGACATCGACGAACGACCCACAGAGTGCACAACACAAGATCGCACAAACAGAGTAGAGTGGAAAGTAGTGAAAGATCCGTCTCCACATAAACAAAGTACTCATAGAGGATAAAGACAAAGGATAGTGACCCAAGCGAGTAGCGCACAGGACGTCCAGCACTAAAACGCTGGGCAAGAACAAGGAGAGCGGAATCACAGTATCCATCGTCAACAGCGCAAGCGTTGGGTGATGGCCCCAGAAGAACAGTACCAACAAATAGAGCAGCCATGCCAAGAGGTCCAACATAGGAGATCCAATGAGGTCTAGTCCAATAGCAGAGAAGGACTGCGGGCACAACAAAGACCACAGTAGGCAGAACAGAGAGTAACAGGCCAACAAATAAAAGAACACAAGCAACAGCAAGGTCCACACCACTAAGCGTCGTTCGAGTGGTGTTCCAAAGGGAAAGGAGATAGGGCAAAAACCGAGAGAAATTCGGGGCGCGCGCGACGTGGCAATAGTTCGCACATGCGGTTGTGACATCACGGCGGAACTTGGTCCAGTCGGGCGGCCAGAATCTGGGTTTCGGGGTTGCCAAATCATTCAACACGGGGTCGGGAGCTTGCTCAACCTTGACCTCCGGTGTGGTGTCAGATTCAGTGGGGCTAGAGGCCTCAGCACTGAGGAGGGGAACCTTGTCAGAATCCTTTTCCTTGGGGGGTGGAGGGTTAGCTGTTTTGGCTTTACTTTCGGCCTTCCCAGTTAGGGCTGCAGGGTTGGGTTTGATGATGCCCAAATGTGTCGGCTTGTTGTTGATAGCAGCCGAGACAGCTTTCAGCACATTCTGGCGACGCGGTGGAGGGGCGCCAGGCTCCTTGAGCAAGAAGTTGCAAAGTTGAACACCGAGGCGACAATACTCAGTGGCAGAAACGGTCCCGTTGTGGTGCTCGTACCATCCGGTAAGATCCACGCTGTCAGAGTTGCAAATGTCAACAGGAACCGAAGGGTCACATGCAAATCCGGCGCACTGACGTGAAAAGCCGAGGGAACCGCTCTTGTTGACCTCGACTCGGAAGTGAGAGTCATGAAGGGTGATTCTGTAGCGCATGTGAACACAATTCATTCCGCCAGCAGGAATGCGCGCTGCGGTGGCTAGATCAGCTACATCCAATGTGGTGGCCCAATTCTCATATGCTCTTTGACACCCGCGGTAGTTGGGTTCGCGGGAATTCATGTGGGCCATGATTTGCTCAAAGATGTGCAAGCCACAGGAGCCGTCTGCAGGGACATCTGGAAGCTTAGTAACTTCAGTTAGTTTACCGAGACTCATGAACTTTTGTTGATCACCCACAACCCGTTTGACTAGCGCTCCGTATGGGGAGGCTGTGACCATCTCAGGACCCGCTGCTTCGTCCCGTTTGTTCTCACTAATAGGGGTTTCTGCGGTGTCCTTCGCCTGGGGCGGCGGAGTTGGTGGAATCTTGAGAGTAAGGTTGGGTTTAGTTCGTGGTTTCGGTTTGGGTGGTGTTGAGGCTGCTTCGGTCTTGACCTCGGGCTTTTCTGTTTCATTCACAAACGAGAAAACTGAGCCAGTTGGGACAGGGCTAGGATTCTCGCTACACTCAGGAGCACCAAAGGTGACCTCTGGCGCGCTCGACTGAGTTGCTTTGCCACCACCCCTGCGGGAGCGGCGGCCATAGTAAAAGCCGAAGCCAAAGTTGAAAGCAGGGCCAGCACGACACCCAAGAGGGACGATAGAGATGCGCGAGAGCACAACTGTGTCATCGTCCTCAGGCTCATATTCCTGTATATGGCGATGGAGCGGATCACCCCTGGGATGGGTGATGAACCAGTCACCATAACGGTCCACCTCTGCACACAGCCTAAGCTTTATTAGGCGGTACTGAAGATAGCTGCCGGTGACGCCGAAGGCGGTGACCTGGCAGTTCATGATCGCTGTGCGAGCCTCAGCATGGCGATCGTCAGGGTGGAAAAGCTTGACCCAGCACATGCCTGGCCGACTCCAGTCGGTGTAGCCAGGCGGCGGCGCGGGTATGAATGGGCGGGAATGTGCAGATCCGCCAACCCATAGGGCTTTGGGAAGCTTGTAAAGTGGCAGCGGAGAGGGCTCGTTGTATGGCACCACATCAAAGCAAGCTTTGAGGATGAACCTCTCAGGTGGGTTCCAATCAGCGGGGGCAATGTGGCCAATCCAGCTGCCAAAGCCCAAGGTGTAAAGGGCGTACTTCCCATCAGGGTTTCTGACCAATTTGGATCCATCAAGCTGAAGCCGGCGAGAGATGTAGGCTCCTTGCGCGCCCCAGGGCATCAGGTATCCAAAGCAAGCTGCAACTTTCACCTCGTTCTCAGGGTCACTAAACAGCTGCGTCCAGCAGAGGCCGTGATCAAACTTCAGGTGCCCTTCGTCATTCGACGTAAGTGACTTGCCTGTAGGCTTGTTCGACAGCCATCCGATGGGAGCCGGGAAGTGTTCTGGAAGGGTGGCAACCACAGCCTTGCAGAGGTCAACCTTATCTGCCGGGGCAGGCTCAGTAGCCAAGCAACCGCGCAGCCACTCAGCGTGGTCATTGGTCAGGAATACGGTGTAGCTACCGTAGTTCATCATGGAGGCTCCAAAATCAAACTTGGTGGGGAGGTAAGTCCTTCCGTCCCCACGGTATTGATACTCGGGAACAAAGGCAAGAGTTGCCCCTGGGAAATAGTCAACCGAGCAATGAGTCATGCTAACAAATCCGAAGGCGGAGGGCTCGGGCCCATCGCACTTGACGAACTTGAAGCCGGCCGGGACATACTTCATCAGGGGAGCATAATCATTGTCTTCAATGCGGCAGGCGGCCTTGACGATGGCGGTGGTCTCAGTGATGTCGTTCCAGCAACGGCGGGCGTTGCAAATCATGGTGACCATCTCAAGCCTGCAGGTGTTCTCACCGAGCGGGGCATACAGAGCAGCCATAGGGCGCGCCATGTACGCAGTGATGTGGCCGAAGTGATAGTAATCATCCGGCTTAGGAGCCTTGTAGGGGCGGACGCCTCCGCACCCAATGCAGTAATAAACTTTAGATCTTCTCACAATGAGAGTGTTCCTGTCACACGAGCAAGACATGGTTAAGTTGGATGTAGGTGTGGCAGTGACACGTCAACAGAGTGAGTTGCTTAGGCTGGCAGTCAGTGGACAGACCCTATGGAGTCCTTATCCCCGACTATACAATGGCCACCTAAGCACCACACTACCCTGACAGGCGTGCAGCACTGATCAAGATGCGTGGGAGGGCGGGGCACCTGAAAAGGTGCGTCCCAATTATA